GTTAAAGGAGTACCTATGACTAAGAAACAGGAGCAGGCCGCCGAGGCGGCCACCACCCCGGAGATCACCGGGGAAACCGAAGCCAAGACCGAGCGCAAGACCCCGTGCGTTTACTGCGGGCCGAGTGTGCGCGGCGTGGCACGGCAGTACACCGTGTACGCCAGCGGCAACACCCCGGCGGCGCTGGATGAATTTGTGAAGCAGCACCCGGCGGCCAAGAACCTGCTTGTGCCGGTGGAGCGCTTTGCGCAGACGCGCAAGGCGCTGGAAACCGCTGGCACGGCGGAAAGCATTTTGTACAACAAGATCAAAAACGAACTGTAAGGAGGAACAACCGATATGGCTACATACAAACATGGCGTATATACCAGCGAACAGGCCACCAGTATGACCGCCCCCGTGACCGGCACCGCCGGTTTGCAGGTGGTTGTGGGCACCGCGCCCGTGAATATGCTGGAACACCCGGAGCAGGCCGTGAATACACCGCTGCTGGCGTACAACTACAAGGAGGCAGTGGCCGCCGTTGGCTACCATGACGACTTTGCCGCGTATACCCTGTGCGAGAGTATCAGCGCGGCGTTCAGCGTGGTTGGCACCGGCCCGCTGGTGCTTATCAATGTGCTTGACCCTGCCAAGCATA